TGCCTGGCGATGTTAAGACCGACACAAAGTCTTGGCCTGTATGTTCAAATGTGCGGTCGTGGTATGCGACAGTATCCAGGCAAAGACAATTGTTTAATGTTGGATTATGGCGAGAACATGCAACGCCACGGTTGTTTGGATGAAGCCATACCCGAAGACGAGAGCGCTCACGCCAAAGTTAAGATCTGCGACAGCTGTTTTGCAGTGAACCCCAGATCGTTTAAAGAATGCCGGGAATGCGGAGACGCCTTTCCTGAACCACAAGCCTTTCACTTTCAGCCGGAGAGAAAAGCGCCCGGCCTAGCCAAGATCGGATCATCTGGTGAAGGCTATGTGTTGTCGGACGAGAAGAAGGGCCGAAAGGAAAACATTTTCAACGTGAGCCGAGTGTCCGCCCACCCCATGACCTCAAAGGGCGGCAACTTTTATTGTAAGGTGGTGTTTGAGTGTGAGGATCTGTTTAACCAGTATCACTTGCCCCTCATGTTTGGACACCCCAAAGCCGACCAGTTTGCTAAATCCAGATGGAAGCGCATCACCATGGATTTGTTTCCACCCAAGACCGTTACCGAGGCGGTTGAGCTGATTAATAACAAGGGTGCCTTTAATCATATCGACGGCATCCTCACCAAGAAGGAAGGCAAGTACGAGAACATTAAAGTAATTTATGCAGGAGAAAGGAGAATAACATTATGATATTTGTAACTGACATTCCTCCGTATAAGCTTGACCGCAAAGACTGCTTGCTTATAAAAGGCACCAAGCCTCACGATACAAGTTTAGATTCTTGGATAAAAATTATGGCGCCAGAGATTGCAAAATTACGGATAAAACAATCACTTGAGAGGAACGGATGAACATATTAGAAGAGTTTGATAAAGCAGAACAACAAGAACAAAAACACCGTGTGCACATGGGCATGAGCATCATTGGGGATAACCCCAGGAAGTTATGGCTCATGTTTAGGTGGTCGTTTCCATTGATTGACAATGGCAGAATACTGCGTCTGTTTGATCTGGGCAATCGCATTGAAGACCAGGTGGTTGAAGCGCTAAAGAAAAGCTCGATTAAAGTATCGGCTCTGGACAAGGACGGCAAACAATATCGCTGTTCCTACTTGGCTGGGCACTTGGGCGGTTCCACAGACGGCGTTGTTAAAAACGCGGATTCCGAAAACCCGGAAGAAGTCATGCTCCTGGAAGTCAAATCGGCCAACAACAATCGGTTCAACGAGTTGCAACAGAGTGAAAGCTACGAACAATGGTCTTTCAACTACGCCACACAAATTCAGTGTTATATGGCCGCATTTAACTTGAAACGAGCCTTGGTGGTTGTGTATAACAAAAACGATTCATCGCTTTACACGGAGATTGTGGACGCCAGAGAGGGTGTTTTGGAAGAGATGGTCGATAAAGCCCGTAAAATTATCACAGCAACCAAGCCCCCGGAGTCTCCTTACTCACCCACGGACTATCGAATTAAGAAGTTTATGTCGCCAAAAGAACAGGCCATATACAACCTGGAACGCCTACCCGATGATGTGAACTGTAGAAATTGCAAGTTCAGTGAGCCGGTCATGGAAGGTGACGGCGGTTGGCGATGTAATAAAAAGAACACAATGTTGGACGAGGAGGCACAACGAAACCATTGCGATGACCACATTTGGTTGACCGCCCTGGTTAATCTTCCCGTTGAAAGCGAAGGTGAGAACGATGTCACTTAAATGAAAGGCAATAAGTCCATTACCAATGCGCCCAAGTCTGAAGCTGCCATGAACAGTTTTACCAGCGCCGAGATGCGAGAGCTATCAAAAGTAAACTATGATCCCGACTTGATTAAAAAGCTGTTAAGATTCCGGGAAGAGTTTGGAGTGGACACAAGATTAGAGGAACTGACAGAGAATGTCTGAACCCAATGAAGAACAAATATTTTTACCTGAGAAGTTTGATTGCCCGACTTTAATTAGTTTTAGTGGTGGCCGAACATCAGGCTATATGCTCTATAAAATATTAGAGTCTTATGACTGGACACTCCCCGATGATGTGCATGTCACTTTTGCGAACACCGGCAAGGAAATGCCAGAGACACTAGACTTTATTCACGAGTGTGCACCCCGATGGGGTATTAGAGTTCGTTGGTTAGAGTTAGAGGTGTTTGAAGAGCGACCCATTTATCGCACCAAAGAAGTGACTTATGAAACAGCCAGTAGAAACGGAGAGCCGTTTGAGGCATTGATAAAGAGAAAGAAAATGCTGCCCAATGTGGTAGCCAGGCTGTGCACGATTAAGATGAAAATTGAAGTGATGAATCGATTTATGCGGGCTAAAGGCTATAAAGAGTGGGCTAATGTGATTGGGCTTAGATATGACGAACCAAAAAGGGTTGCCAAACAAAGAAAACAAAACGATTCAGGAAATAACAAGTGGACATCTCTAGTGCCACTGTATGACAACAAGATCATGGTTCAAGATGTTGCTCGATTCTGGGAAAACAACGAATTTGACTTAGGCCTACCAAACCATAGCGGTAAGACTTTGGCGGGTAATTGTGATTTGTGTTTTCTCAAAGGCACTAGAACGCTAATTAAGCTCATTAAAGAAAAACCAGAGCTTGCTGATTGGTGGATTGAGCAAGAACAAAAAATAGAAAAGCTAAACAAAGGTACAGAATACGAAAACAAGAAGGTCAGCACCGCAACCTTCAACAAATCACGCAGTTATACCGACTTGGTTGAGCTGGCACGGCTAGACGCAAAACAAATATCAATGTTTGAAGATGATGCCAGGAGTTGTTTCTGCCATGACTGACAAGAACGACCCCGTCAATCACCCGGCTCATTACACAAAAGGGACCATTGAGGCGCTCGANGCCATTGCGTCAGCTCTGAGCGGATCCGAGTTTGTCGGCTACCTCAAGGGGCAAATCTTTAAATACATGTGGCGTGCCCCGCATAAGAACAAAGCGCTTGAGGATTATAAGAAGGCGCGGTTTTATCTCGACATGTTGATTTCCAGAGAGGAGGCAAAAAACCCTAGAGATGTTCCACGTGAACCATAATGTTCCACGTGGAACGTTCGGTTATTAAATGTTATGCCATCAATCCCCATATGAATCCATCTTCTGGGTTCGCCCAAAATTCTTTATCCATAAGATCATTTTCTAAAATGTACTTTAGGTGCTGGGTTGCCTCTTTCTTTTTGAACCACCACTTAGCCTCTGGCGTGCCATTTCGACCATCGCAAAGATATGAATCGCCTTTAGCTATGTGATACGTTCTATCGCCACCATACAATTCTTTTTCAAGCCTATAATCTTCCCAATGATAAACATCGACTTTATATGTACCGCCTATTGGCTCTCTCTCCTTGAATCCACCTTTGGCATGTCCAAGACAAAGAAAAGGTCTTTCGATAACTTCTTTCTTAGACCATTTGATTTCTATTTCTTTTTTCATTGTTGTCTCCTTTAATTAAAATGAGATTGGATTCTACAATGATTTTCTACTTTGTGTCAACTAAATCAGCCACTACAAAAAAACGAGGGTTTTTCACGATCTGAATTTTAACGTCTGGGTACAGCGCTTCGACCAGTTTCTTCTTTAGCTTAAACACGGCCGTCTCCACACCCTTCACATCTTCCACCACTTCCTTGCCGTTCTTTAAGGTGTAACGAAAGTCTGCGATGTAGGTGCATATCTTCTTGCCATTGACTTCACAGAGAAACCTGGGCTGTAGCTCCAGGTCTTTGAGCTCCCCGGCGGCTTCCATGAGTTTTAGCTGTTTGTATCTGGCGGCTTCGAGTTTGCTGTCAAATTTATGGCCATCGTATTCAACACGGATTGCGCCGTACTTGCTTCTCCCTCTACGTCGACGCACTACTCAATGCCCAATAGTTTTTCGATTTCTTTTTGTCTCAACAAGACTGCCGCAGAACCTTTTGGATCTTGCGCTGCTTTTTGTCTTGTGGTTAAACGACGTGGATCACGAGGAGGCACGAAAGGCTGTTTATCGAAACCCACTGTTGGAAGCTCTGGTAATGTTGGTCTTATTTCTTCAATAAAAGATTGTCTCAATTCTTGTTCTGGAAACTCTCCGCCTTTCGCCAATACTTTTTCAATTTGATAAGCGGACGGATAATAAGGAATAAAGGTTTGGTTCATAATTGCTTCAGGGTTGGAAATCTTAGTTCCTTTCAACACTTCATAAACTTCATTCTTGTCTGCACCCAATGCTTTGGCATCTTCAACCGCCATAGATAAATCTTTAATGGCCTTGAACCTGGCTTCGTTGGTTCTCATCAGCGCTTTAACGTGTTCTTCTGGATTAAGAATGTTTGGGTTGTTGGTCGCTGATGTGTAATAAGACACTGCTTCTCTCATTTGATTTTTTGCATCAAAAGCTCTAAACCTTAATGTTCTTTCAACAGTTGGCTTGATGGTTTTTAATCCTGTAAAAGATTCGGCAAGTTGATTGTATATGTTTGGCCTTACGCCTTTTTTGTTTATGTCTTTTTCAGTAAACCCTAAACCCGCAAGCGTTGCTCTAGGCAAGTCTTTAAGAAACAAAGGTCCAAAGTCTCCTG